TAACCGATACATCAAGACTGTCATGGCTGACAACTTGAACATTGACCTCAAGGACAATGACGGTGGGTTCAACTGTGGTAAACCTGCAGGATACATACAGGACTTCAAGGCACTGCCTGAGTCCATGCAAGAGTTAATCAAACAGATCAAACGAGTACGTGTAGTATTCGGTACAGTCGAATTGATTGACCCTGTAGATGTAGCAGGTAAGCCTGTCGATCTATCCTCTACACCATTCATCTGGGAAGTAGAGAACCGTGATGCATTCAAGACTGTTGGTACAATATTTACCAAGCTAGGCAAGATGCGTAGGCTACCACCTCAACACACGTTTACTGCTACTACAGCAGAGCAGTCGTTACCAAACGGTAACAGCTTCTACCTACCAGAGACTGCACTCGACTTGCAGACTACTCTGGAGTTGGACGATGCCACTCAGGAAACACTAGGTAACTTCCTAGCATGGGTGACAAACTACAACGAGTATATCTCTAACGCTTGGGATGAGAATGCCCACAAGCATGAGGCTGTAGACAAGGAAGGTGTTGAAGAGTTCATCGAAATCTCTGAAGAGGACTTTGCATAATGCACCATCCTGCTGAACTGAAACTGCACCAGTTTATGTCTGATGCTGTAAAGGGGAAGACTACCTTCTCTGAAGAAACAGCTAAGAAGATTGGTGCAGAGGTGGCTGATGCAGTTATACGTCAGTTTGGTAGCGGTAAATCTCGTGAAGAGTTCAGGTTACGGATGTCCAACATTGGGCGTCCTACCTGCCAACTGTGGTTTGAGAAGAACAAACCTGAGACTGCTCTACCAAAGCCGACTACATTTGTTATGAACATGATGCTAGGAGATATAGTTGAAGCTGTTTTTAAAGGTCTGCTTACGGAGTCTGGTGTGGACTTTGATGACACTGATAAAGTTACTCTTAAAGTGGGAGATTCTAATGATACTAGGGTTTCTGGTAGTTATGATCTTATAATGGGTGGTGCTGTAGATGACATAAAATCTGCATCTGATTGGTCATACAGGAATAAGTTCGATTCATATGACACACTAAAAAAGAGTGATCCATTTGGATACGTAGGTCAGCTTGCAGGTTATGCACAGGCATCTGACAAACGCGCAGGTGGATGGTGGGTAGTAAATAAAGCCAATGGTAGCTTTAAATATGTACCTGCTGCTATTGACATGCGGAAAGAACTTACTAAATTAAAAGAGACAGTTGAAAAAGTTAACGAGAATAAGTTTGAACGTTGCTTTGAAGCTGTACCTGAGACTTACAGAGGTAAGCCCAGTGGCAACATGGTACTAAATGATAATTGCAAGTTCTGTGACTATCGTTTTGAGTGTTGGCCTGATATGAAAGAGCTACCATCCAAGGTATCGCAAGCACGTGAGCCTAAGATGGTTGCGTATGTTGAACTACAGGAGTAATAACATGCTAGGTGAAGATGAAATAAAAGAAATGCAGGAAGAAGTTCGTGCAATGGAAGCTGAAATCGCAGCTAAGAAGAAAGCACTGCGAGAGGCAAGGTATGCAGGGCTACGTACAGCAGTACAAGCTCGTAAAGAAGCAGACGATGCCATTAAACAGGAGCTAAAAGATTTAGGCTATCCATCTACATCCTTCGGTATTCCACTATATACTAACTGGAAGTTCTAGTGAACCGAAAGCAGTTTCAGGCAGCATTAAAGTATGGCTACAGAAGTGGGCTAGAGATAAAGGTAAAAGATTATCTTGTAGAACACAATGTGCCTATCAAGTACGAAGCTCTCAAGATAGAGTGGGAAGACTTGATGTACCGCACATACACCCCAGACTTTATTCTGCCAAACGGCATCATTATAGAAACCAAAGGACGCTTCACATCAGATGACCGTAGGAAACACACGCTCATTAAGAAGCAACACCCCAAGCTAGACATACGGTTTGTATTCGAGAGTTCCAAACGTAAGTTAAGTAAAGGGGCAAAGACAACCTACAGTCTCTGGTGTGAACGTAATAAGTTTATGTATGCAGACAGAGTTGTACCATTAGAGTGGTTAAAAGAAAAAGGAAAAGATAATCATCCAAACCTAATTGCTTTCCCACTAAAGAAGATAGAAAGGAAGTAATATGAAAGGTGAAGACAGAATATTTGTAGACTTTGAACCAAACGATTTTGTTGTACGACTAACGCCTATGCTTAACGAAGAGGATGGGTGGACAGGAGATTTAAAGGTTAGTTATCTGACACTTGACGAAAACTATTTAAATGATGATGACTACCAACACGTGGACTTGTTGACTAACTTGATGTTAGCCTCAGTACCACTCATGGAAGAGGATGTTAAATTTAGAAATACCCTTTACAAGTTCCATGAAAATGTGTTAAGAATGCAGGGCAAACCAAAGGTAAGCCACACAGAAGACAACGTAGTACATTTAGATTTTGGCAATAAAGAATAGGAGAAAGTATGGCAGACAATGTAAACAAACCACCACACTACAATCACGCAGGTATTGAATGCATCGAAGCCATTCATGCTGCGTTAACACCAGAAGAATTTAGAGGTTACATCAAGGGTAACAACATGAAATACACATGGCGTGAAAACTACAAGAACAAAGACGAGGACTTACGAAAAGCAAATTGGTATATGAATTACTACTTGGAGAAACTAGATGCAGATCAAAGTGTTCTTGACCTTAAAAATTGATGAGGATGAATATCCTGTGCCTGTCGATGGACAGATAAAAGAAGAGGTCAACGAAACCTTACAAGAATTTATCTACGACATAGACGGAATGATTATTAAAACAATTAACATATTAACGGAGTAAACAATGAGTAATTATTTACCGACTGACTATCAGTCATTTATACACAAGTCACGTTATGCAAAATACTTTGATGGTAAAGGGCGTGAGAGTTGGGGAGAAACGGTAGAACGATACATGGATAATGTAGTTCGTCAGGTTGCAGGTAATGATAGTTATATAGATAACATACGTGATGCAATCCTTGGCTTGGAGATTATGCCAAGCATGAGAGCCATGATGACCAGTGGACCTGCATTAGACAGGGATAATACAGCAGGGTACAACTGTTCGTACTTACCTGTTGACGATCCTAAATCTTTTGATGAGGCCATGTTCATCTTGCTCTGTGGTACTGGTGTCGGGTTCAGTGTGGAAAGACAGTTCGTCCAGAAACTTCCTGAAATTCCTGAACTGTTCGTCAGTGACACTACTATCGTTGTCAAAGACAGTAAAGAGGGGTGGGCGAAAGCGTTCAGACAATTACTAGCACTCCTATGGGCAGGTGAGATACCCAAGTGGGATGTCTCAGAGGTACGTCCTGCAGGTGCAAGACTCAAGACATTCGGTGGACGTGCTAGTGGACCTGCTCCATTGATTGAACTATTTAATTTCTCAGTTCAGACATTTAAAAATGCACAAGGCCGTAGGCTAACGTCTATGGAATGCCATGATTTAATGTGTTTTATTGGACAGATAGTAGTTGTGGGTGGTGTACGTAGGTCAGCAATGATTAGTTTGTCTAACCTGAGTGATGATCGTATGCGTCATGCTAAGTCAGGACAGTGGTGGGAGACTGCTGCACACAGAGCATTGGCGAACAACTCAGTTTCTTACACAGAGAAGCCTGATATTGAAACATTCATGCGTGAGTGGTTATCTCTTGTGGAAAGTAAGTCAGGTGAAAGAGGAGTATTCAACCGTGAAGCATCTAAAAAGCAAGCTGCAAAGTATGGTAGACGTGATCCAGAACATGAGTTTGGAACTAACCCTTGCAGTGAGATTATACTTAGACCATATCAGTTCTGTAATCTTACTGAAGTCGTGGTTAGAGCTACAGATACGTATGATACCCTCGCACATAAGGTCAAGTTGGCGACAATTCTTGGCACTGTTCAGTCTTCCTTCACTAAGTTTCCATATCTGCGAAAAGTGTGGCAACGAAATACCGAAGAGGAACGATTGTTGGGTGTGTCGCTCACAGGAATAATGGACAATCCCTTGATGACTATGAAGAACAAAGGCTTAGACAGTACGTTATCTAAGCTACGTGAAGTTGCAGTAGAGACAAACGCTGAGTGGGCAGAGAGACTAGGTATCAATCCATCCACTAGTAT